AACCTTCGACGGCGCGACCTGCCAGGTGTGCGGATACGTCGCGCCCCCCAAGATGTTCCAGGACCCCGATCTGGACAAGGCCAAGGAAATGGACCTGCGGAAGGACATCGCGGAGTTCCAGGACCCGAACAACCCCAACCAGCTCGGCCCCGACGGGCAGCCCCTGGACCCGCAGCAGCAGGCGGGCCCCATGGACCCCGGAGCCCTGGACGAGAACGGCAACCCGATCAACCCCGACGCTGCGGACCCAGGTCAGCAGCCCGGCTCGCTCCCCGGTGAGGTACAGGCCGAGGTGCAGCCGGGCGGTGACCCGATGGGCGGAGGATCGCCCCTGGACCCCGCCGCACTGGGACCGGACGGGATGCCGCAGGACCCGAGCGAACTGGGCGCCCCCGTGGACCCGGCGATGCTCGGCCCGGACGGGCAGCCTCTCCAGCAGCCCGGCCAGCAGATGATGGTCGGGCCCGACGGGATGCCCATCGGTCCGCAGGCTCTTCCGGCCGGTGCGACCACCAGCGACGGCAAGCCGTTCACCCCGGGGCCGAACATGCCCCTGGGTCCCGGCGAGCCGGAGGGTCCCGAGGAACTGGCAGGCCCCGAGGGGGCCGAACCGGGAATCCCGCAGGACCTGGACCAGGACGGACAGCTCCCCAACCCGGACGCGGGTCAGGGAGTGCCCGGCACCCCCGGCGACGGGGTACCAGACCTCCAGTGCCCGGCCTGCGGATTCGCCACGGACGCCGCGCCCCCGGTCTCCGTCGACATGGACACCTCGCTCATGCCGCCCACGGGGGATGCCGCCGACGGTGTCCAGGCGGGCGACGTCTGCCCCAACTGCGGCCAGGGGCAGCTCATGAGTCCCGCAGAGGAACAGGGCCAGGTCCCGCTTCCTGTCCCCGTATAGCCCAGTCCCCGTATCTCCCCGTAAGGGGTGAAGACGAAAAGCTCACGGCTCGCCGCGAGCCCGACCAGAGGAAGTACATCTCATGGCAGGTAACCGCCCCCTGATGCAGGCCATGGCGAGCCAGCAGAAGAACCTCCGCGCCGTGGAGGCCCGCAACGCCGAGCTGGAGCGCCAGCTCGCCGTGCAGGGTCTCCAGCTCGCCTACGTCGCCCGGCTGGCGGGTGTCTCGAAGGAGGTCGACGCGATCAGGCGCCAGGCCGACATCGACAACCCCGCCCAGCCGGTGCCCAACCCTCCGTCGGAGGCCCCGGTGGAGACCACCGAGCAGGCCGCCACCCCGGAGGCGTACGACAACCCCAACCAGATCGGGCAGACCCCGGGCGCCAACCAGGGTGTCGCCGCCGAGACCACCGCCACGCCGATGGACCCGGGCGTGACGCTGCCGACGGCCCCGTACAACCAGCTCCTCAACGTCTCGGCCCCCGTCGCCGGGACCGAGACCCACACCCCGCCGGACACCACCCGCATCGAGACCGACGTGCGCGTGGGCGACCCGATGAACCCGGAGACGGCCTACGCGCTCAACCCGGCGTTCGGACCGTCGCAGCAGCAGGGCACCACGCCCCCGCGCTCGGGCGAGATGAGCCAGACCGCCGCCTCCCGCAGCCGCACCATGGCGTCCCTGCGACTGGCCAAGCACCGGATCACCGCCGGGCTCGCCCGGGGCGATGAGTTCGAGGTGGCCGCCTCGATCGAGTCCAACCCGAACATGACCGAGCCGATGATCCGTCACGAGATCGCGACCCTCTCGCAGGTGACCAAGGCCGCCGCGCGGGCGCAGCGTCCGCAGGGCCTGGTGCCCCGTGCCGCCTCCAGCGCGCAGGGCGTCCAGCGCACCATGCCGTCCCTGGTGACCCAGCCCGCCCCGATCACCTCGGTGGCCGGTGCGGTGGGTTCGGTCGACGAGGAGGCCGAGGACATCTTCCTCTAGGTCCCGCCCGAACCCACAGCCCCCTCCGTGGCGTCGGAGGGGGCTGTGGCCTTTTTTGAGCCCTTGATCCTGTCCATTCGGCCCCGAGCCCCAGCTAAGGGGTGAGTAGGGCCCGTCTCGTATCGGACATCGAGCAGACGGCCCATATGTCCGAAATTACGAGAAGGGAGGGGTTGTAGTGCTTCGTACCAAGATGGCTACGTCGTACATCAAGCGGACGATTCGTCCGCTGTACGGCTGGACCCAGAGCACCCCCAAGTCCTGCTTCCTGGACTCCTCGTGGAACCGCTCGGTGCCCCTGTGGCCCGGCATGGTCTACACGAAGTCCACGGGCGAGAACGTACTGCCCATCAGCGCGACGTCCTCGGTCCCCTACGGCCTCGGCGCCATGTACGTGGGCGGCGACGGCATCGACGAGCCGCTGGACGCGGGCATCAACACCTTCGCGGTGTGGGTCCTGTCCCCGGACGCCGAGTTCGAGATCCTGGCCCCGGCGTTCGACTCGACCCAGGCGTGGGCCGAGGGCGCCGCCGGTACCGAGACGCTCATCTACGGTGCGGCCACCGGCACGGCCCAGGGAGCGCTTGCGCTCGCCACCAACGGGTCCGCCGTCACCGCGCTCACCACGCAGCCGGTCGCCCGCCTGCTCAAGGTCAACTCCGCCACGAAGATCACCATCGGTGGCCTTCGTCAGAAGTACTAGGAGCTGACGACCGATGACTCAGACTCTCGCCGCTACCTCCTCGCTCCGTGGCCGTGTGGCCAAGAAGAGCGACGACTACGCGACCTCGATCCTTGCTCGCCGTGAGAAGGCTGCGCCTCTCACGCACGAGGCGAAGGTCAAGAAGATGGCGCTGATCCTCTCCGACGAGACCGGCGGCATCCGCCGACTCGGCGTCGGGATGGTCGGCCCCATCCAGCTCAAGCTGCGCTACCAGGGCATCACCCGCAACGTGCTCGTCGAGGACCCGGTCACCCCGGGCACCCCCGTCGAGTACGACGTGTGGGACGACCTCGGGCAGGCGTACATCATGTCCGGCACCGAGGGCGAGGTCCGCGTGACCCCGTTCGAGGGCAAGCGCGTCCCGGTGCGGTTCTTCCGCATCGCCTCGCGTCCGGCCATCCGCAAGGAGGACCTGTTCTACCTGCGTATCAACGCGGTCGAGCAGGCCCAGGACGAGACCAAGCAGGCGATCCTCAAGCAGGAGGACACCCGGCTGCTCGTGCTGCTCCAGGCGGCGCTGACGGACTACTCCACCCGGCCCGACCACACGGTCACGCCGAACCACAACATCACCGAGGCGTCGGGCTACCTGACGCCGGGGTCGCTGTACTCGGCCGTCGCGATGACGGACATGCACGAGCTTCAGAGCGCGCGCATCCTCATCAACCCGTTCGACTTCCGCGACCTCTACCGATGGGACATCAACCAGACGGGCTGGGCCTTCAAGGACCGGGTCGTCGCGGGCGAGACCATCACCTCGTTCGGCGAGTTCCAGATCCAGCGGTCGATCATCGTGCCGCAGGGCAAGGTCTTCCTCACCCCGGAGCCCAACTTCCTGGGCGTCTTCCCCGTGCTGTACTCCCTCGACGTCGAGGAGAACCACATGGTGGAGGCGTTCTGGAAGGGGTGGGTGTTCGACGAGATGGTCAACATGTCGATCCTCAACCCGAGGGGCATCGCAACGATCACTAAGGCGTGATCACGGAGAGTAGCTGCTCCGTCGCACAATGAAAGGCCCCGGGATTTTAAAATCCCGGGGCCTTTCCCCTGCCTTACCGTGCCCCGCCCTGCCATGCCATGCCTAGCCGCGCAAGACCTGACTCTGTCACCCTCACCACGATCTGTCAACACGACGAAGGCCCCCTCCAGGAATCACGGAGGGGGCCCTCGGACGCGATTCACGTCCACACGGTCACGGCCTCAGAAAACCGACCGTGTGCGTTACCCATCATGCAAGACCTGACTTTGTCAGCCTGAGCGGCGTCTGTCAAACGTCGAGGGCGCCACCCCTGAGGATGACGCCCTCTCCATGCCCTGCCCTGCCTAGCCATGCCACGCGGCGCCACGCCCCGTAGATACTGACTCTATCAGGTCTAACGACGAGGGGCCCGAAGTCCGTAGACCTCGGGCCCCTCTCCCTGCCCTGCCCTGCCCAGCCATGCCTTGCCCAGCCGTGCAAGTCTTGACTCTATCAGGCTCTCGGAAGGATGTGGCGTCCGGTCTTGCGGACCCAGGTCTTCTCGAAGTTCTGGACCTGTGGCTCGGTCCAGATGCGGCCCATCATGAGCTTGATGGGCGCCGGGAGGCGCTTGGTCGCGATCTCGTCGGCCCGCTGCTTGGAGACGCCCCAGCGCTCGGCCAGTTCGGAGATCCCGTACAGCGTCAGGGTGTCGGTGGTGGGGCGGTCCTTCTGCGCGTGCTGCTGATCGGTCATATGCCCAGTATTCCACGATCGTCTTGACAGCGTCTACCCCGCCGTGTCACGCTCGCAGTGCGCGAGGGGAAGCTGACTTATCCGACCCCCACGGACCTGAGTCTCCGGATGCCCCTCGCTGCTGAAAGACCCCGGCCCGGACCCCCTCCGGCCGGGGTCTTTCCTGTTGGACCGGCATCGACTCCGCGTAAGGGACGAGAAGACCTTCACGAAGGAGATCCACATGCCTGTCGGTTCGATCGTCGCCCGCAATCTGCTGGACACCGTCACGGTGCTCGCCAGCGACGTCAAGGGGACCCAGTCGGTCGAGTGGGCCGCCAAGGGCGACCCCTCCGGAGACGACATCCAGTACATCCCCGAAGGGGTCATGGAGTGCGTCGCCTTCAAGCGCGCCCTGGCGCGCGGCGTCGTGGAGCTGCTGCCGGACGAGTCCGACCCCGCAGTGGTCGAGGCGCTGTCCCTCCAGGTGGAGGCGTTCCAGCGCCGTCAGGCGGGGGCCCGCGAACAGGCCAAGACGACGATCGACCGGCCCGACTC